GATGACCAAGAGAGCTAAGATTCTCAACCCTCGATAGATAAAATCCTTTGAAATTCTGCTTAAGTTTTTTATATAATTTAGCTTCTGGACCCATAGGTTTTTTGGGGTAACCTCATCATGCATTATGTCCCGTTTCGGAGACTATCAGTGACTGTAAGTTTTTTTTCTTTCATAGGTTTTAAGACTAATCTGTAGCCAGGTTGACCTATAATATTACTCTCATGTACTTCCATTCTTTTGATCTCTTCCAAGTAACCGTCCCGTTCAACGTAAACTGTTGCATGAGATAAGACATTACCTTGAGTACCTTTTTTGGAACCTTCGGTAAACTTAGACAAGAAAGTTTGGAGATCGTGGACTAACATTAATTTTTTTTCTTTTCCATTTCTAATATCTGAACATACTCATTAAGTCTATCTATTTCTTTAGCTTGTGTTAATTCAAAAGTTTTTAATTCTTTAATAGCTTTGGCAAAATCATTAATGATTGCCTTGCAACCTTTTAATTGATTTTCTAGTTGGATGACTTCAGATTTATATTGTGACATTGCATATAATTCTTTTCGGTGTTCTTCTACCAATAGAGTTAAGTCTAATGGGCCTCTGTCTTCTACTTTATCGTCAACTTCTTTCATAAACTGCCTTTCATTTTCAAATGTTTTATCTTCATCTTTCATATTGACTTTATAGGATAGTTACCTTAAAATGTCAACATGGGAGTTCCAAAAAGATTAACTGAGATGCAGAAAAGGTTTGCAGAGTTCATAGTATTTGGTGGGCCTGATGGCCCGGTCTCTCAATCAGAAGCAGCTGAACTAGCTGGCTATAGCAAAAAAAGATGTAGAGTAGAAGGATCAGAATTATTAAATCCTAGACTGTCACCATTGGTAGTACAGTATGTAGGTGGACTCAAAGAAGAAAGAATGAAAAAATTTGAAGTGTCCTACGAAGGACATATTGCAGAGCTAGATAGAATTAAACAGATGGCCTTGAAGAAAGGCAGTTTTTCAAGTGCTGTAAATGCTGAAACGAACCGAGGCAAAGCAGCAGGGTTATATATAGACAGAAAAATAATAAAGCATGGCAAACTAGAAGAATTATCAGAGGTGCAACTAGAAGCCAAAATGAAACAAATATTAGAAGACTACGCACCTCTTTTAACGGCTGACGTTGTCGAAGGTGAGAGTCAAGAAGTGGTTGAAGAGCAGACATCTAGTGAAGTTTTGTCATCTTCAGGACACACGAAGTTGGAAACACCGATCTCTCCGAAAAAGTAATTGTACCATCATCATCAATATCATAACCCGCAAATATTTTAACAGTCTTATTATCTTTACTAAACAAGTAGCCTTCACTCACAGGTGTTGCTAATTTCATACTAGCAAATTCTCTTTCACTACCCCAACCGCCTTCAGTAACGATATCACACCAATCAATTTTATATCTACTGTACGGAAACTTAACTTGTTGTTTTATAAGTTTAGGTTTAGCGTAGGTGTTTAAATGTCTGGATTTCTTTTTAGATTTCATGGTTTGTATATATATTAATCTTGCGACACCTAACAGTGGTAAAATTTATTATTTCTTCTTAGTTGCGCTAAAAAAATATTTAGGTGTCGAAAAGAACAATTCCCTGCAATTCATTACCTATAAGCCTTGATATTAAACCCTGATTTAAGCAAATCTTTTCGACACCTAGGGTGTCGGCAGGGTGTCGGCAGGGTGTCGGCGGTGTCGAAAACTTGCCTCTATTTGCCTTATTTTGGACACATTGTGATATATATATCACACATTTAGTTAAATAATCTAGAATCATTCTAATGTAAATAGTTTTGCGACACCCTTGCGACACCCTTGCGACACCCTTGCGACACCCTATTCGACACTTTAAGTGCCTTTATTTAGACACATTTTGTAACTCATTGTACATGTCTACTCGTTTAAGAAATTCGTGTTTCCATTTTCTTAATTGTAATCCTTCAGTTTTAAATTCTTGGTAATATAAGTCAGGCGTGCATACCATGATAACTCCCTGCTTAATTTGACTTCCGTACACATGATCGTGTGCCATGGCATACGCTGCAATCTGCATGAAATAATCTTCGATCCATTCTTCCCTCTTCGGACGGTTACTTTGTTTGAAGTCAACAACAGTTTCCATACCATTATGTGAACAGATAAGATCTGTTGCGCCTGCGTACAGGCCCGGGTAATGAAGCGTGACTTCAGAACCATAATACTCTTCGACTGGTGCAAGACCCACCTCAATAATTTTGTCGGCCATGGGACGCGCCTCTTGTCCAATCCTTGTAAGATCAACGATGTTAGTCCCCAAGACATAGTGCTCCAGGAACTTGTGCATAGCTGTCCCCCTATTACTAGAATGGTTTTTGATTCGTTCTGCCTCTTGCTCACCTACTTTAGCCTTCCATTTTTTTATAAAATCTTGATTTTTGGTGGCTCCTAATATCGTAGTTACACTGGGAAGTCTATAATTACTTATCTCGTAAACCCTGGTCCCTGTTCCGGGGTCCGTGAGCTGTTTACCTTGTATATAGGTATATCTATTATTCTTCTTTATCACTATGTTCTTTCCTATTTAATCTTGATTGTTTTAAAGACTCAGCTAACTCATCAGTTTCTTTTTGACCAAAGATCCTGTTCCAGGAATCACGATACTCGTCATTACTCGGTCTAGATTTACCATCCCAGTCTTTAGCTTTTTTAATCTTATTACTAAACTCTTTTTTTGTAACCATAACCTTTGCTCCTATCTCCATATAACTTTTGCCATGACCATGAACTCAAATATGTTGAGTGATGGTATATTTTTTCTAATAAATATCTAATCATATAATCATACCTCCTACTAAAATTCCAACAACAAAGCATATGATCTGCGGGTGGTCTATCCATAGTATCTCTAATCTAAATCGTATCTTATCTATAATCTCTATCATTTATTTTCTCCTATAAATTTATTTAGTTTTTTTAAAGTATTATAACCCTCTATTATTTGATACATACAACTTCTTCTAAGTTTTTTATTATTCTCTTCAGTAAAAATTTCTACATTTTTTGTTAAAGAATCGTTTATTTTATTATTATCATATTGACCCCTTTTACTCGCTACAGTGTAATATCGATGTAATGTATTAGTTTGAGTTATAGGTTTATATTTTGTAACTAAAACAGCTTCCCAATACCTTCTTCTTTTACTATTAGAAGGAGCTTTTAAAATTCTAATTTCATCAAAATTTCCAATAGAATATCTATAAGGATCAAAGTCTTCTATTATATCCACCATTTGTCCTTTATAATTTGTAATTGTTTTAATACTTTTTGGTTTTAATTTATTTAATTTTTCCATTAACTGTTTGTCTTTATATTTTGGGTCATCCCCATCGCGAAAAGGTCTTCCCATTCTCCAATCTTGAGTTTCACCTATATACATAACTACTTTATTACAAAATCTTATGTAAATAGCCGGTTCTTTTTTATTTTTAAATAGCATTTATCCTTTCATAAGTTGTCTTAGTATTGTCGTATACGGGTTAGGTGTCAAGTCTCTAGTGCAACTTGACATCATCATCTGTAGGAGTATCATCATCAATATAAAGGTCAATAATTTCGGACTCATCCACATATATTTCTCCTTCCGAATCGCAGGTTTCACATTGCATAACAACATGCTCCCTGCCTTCTTCTAAATGGAATTGTCTGTATCCATTACCACTGCAATCTGGACAAATGCCAGAATGCCTACGCTTTTTTGAATTTTCCATTTAATTTCTTCGCTCTCTCATTTGCAAGTGATTCAATGGTTTTACTTATCGATAATGATGCATCCGGTAATAGGATTTTAGACAACTTTATCAATGTCTTGTATGTATCATGTGTCAAAGACACGTTTCTATATTTACTTATATCAGTCATTTTAACCTTTCATTTATTTATAATGACTATATAGGATAGTAATAAGATTTGTCAATACCTAATTACACACACAGCCAAAAAAGAAACTGCCATTTTTTAAAACATGTCTGTTTATCTCACCGTTATATACAGTAAGTTTTGCTCTTAATATATCACACAAATCAAAACAATCTTTCCAAATTTCACCTGCAAGTAGTTCCATGGTTACTGGTACAAGAAAATACATGCCATTTTGAAAAATTATTAGATCCATTAGTCTCTTTCAGCAAATATTAAAACTATAATTACTGCCATGATAAGTGCCATAA